GTTCACGAACAATGCTGCGGAAGCTGCTGAAGGCGCGACCAAAGCTGAATCGGCTCTGACGTTTGAGCTTGCTTCGGCCCCGGTCAAAACCATCGCTCATTGGCTGAAGCTCTCGAAGCAAGTGATGGACGATGCTCCGGCTCTGTCATCGTACGTTGATACCCGTCTGCGTTATGGTGTTGAGTACCGCATCGACGCGCAACTGCTGAACGGTAACGGCACCGGCCAGAACATCTCCGGTATCACCGACAGCGGCAACTACACCGCGTTCACGCCTTCGACCGGCGACAATGCGATTGACTCGATCAACCGCGCTATCTACTCGGTCATCGGTGCTGACTATGCTCCGACCGCCATCATTCTGAATCCGGCGGACTGGGGTGCAATCGAGCGTACCAAGTCCACTGATGGTGAGTACGTGTTCGGCGCTCCGCAAATGGCGATTGGCCCGATGCTGTGGGGTCTCCCGGTTGTGGTGACGAATGCAATGACCGCGACGAAATTCGCTGTCGGCGCGTTTGACATCGCTTACCAAGTTTGGAATCGCCAAAACGTTGTTGTGGAAATGTCTGAGTCTGATGACACCAACTTCCAGAAAAACCTTGTCGCGGTTCGCGCCGAGGCTCGGTTGGCTCTGGCTGTGTATCGTCCGGCTTCGGTCTACTACGGCGACCTGACGGTGTAATGAATAGCGGGGAGGGGAAACCCTCCCTGCTTTCTTATGAGAGTAAAAGCACTTAAAGATTTCATGAGTCCTGTATATGGCGACATATCAACAGGACAAATTTTTAATATAGACGCTGGAGTTTTTAACTTCTGGGCTTCTGCTGGAATGGTTGAGAGTGTTGAGATACCTGCTCTCCTTAGAAAGATGGAAACCAAGCCTGCAAAAATTGTAATGCCAGAAATAAAGCCGGAAGTTAAAGACTTAGAGAAAAAGCGCAGAGGCCGACCGAAAAAGGTGCAAGATGCCGACCAAGATAATCACGCAGCCGACATTTGAACCGATTACAACCGCAGAAGTAACGGAGTATCTGCGTCTTGATGATTCGCCTACAGATATTGATCTGGTGGAATCACTTATTACTGCGGCTCGGCAATATCTTGAGGAAGCAGTAAACCATCCAATTGCCGAACAAACATTGGAGACTTCGTTTGATGCTTTCCAAAATGAGTTCGTTCTTACGTCTCCGGTTCAATCTGTTAGCTCAATTAAATATCTCGACGATACTGGCGCAGAGCAAACCCTTAACGCTAATCAATATTTGGTTGACACTTATTCTGATCCTGCTCGGATTACTCCTGCTCTTAACGTCAGTTATCCAAATACTTACGCAGTCCCCAATGCAGTAAAGATTCGGTATGTCGCTGGATACACCACTGGATCAAGTCCTGATGATTTCCCTATGCCTAAGCCTTTGAAATTCGCAATGTTGCTTGTTATCGGTGACTTGTATGCGAATCGAGAAGGTCAAGGAGATAAGTCTTACAGTGTTAATCCTACTGTGCAGAATCTTCTCTCTTTCTACAGGATCAAGATGGGGCTTTGATGGATGCGGTGGTTATCGCGTCAGGCCCGTCATTAACTGTTGAGCAAGTTAATCACTGTAAAGGCAAAGTCTTTACTGCGGTTGTCAACAACTCGTACAAGTTAGCGCCGTGGGCTGATCTTTTATATGCCTGTGATGAAGAATGGTGGGATCATCACAAACCAGACTTTAAAGGTCTGAAATACACGATAAACGAAAGCGCGGCCAAGAAATACAATCTGAATCTGATAAAGCATAACAATAAAGTCAGATTCTCAACGCAGGATGTAATCGCAACAAACGGTAACTCAGGCTTTCAGGCTATCAATCTTTTATACCTGTTTGGATATAGAAAGATTTATCTTTTAGGCTTTGACTACAAAAACACCGGCCAGCATTGGCATGGAAGGCATCCCGGCATAATGGACAAGTTCCCGAATATGAATCAGTGGGTGCAATATATAAACAATGCCAAACCTTTAATGGACGCTGCTGGATTAAATGTTGTTAATTGCTCGCCAGATTCCGCAATTGAATGCTTCGAGAAAAAGTCGATCTTCCAATGCCTATAGGTTACAACCTTGTCCCTGATTCATTGAATAAAGAAAAAACCGCGATTTCTGCCGGTCTTTATTATTCTGGGTATGAAGTATCAACAAATCGACCGCAAAAGCTAAACAATTTTGACGTTGTAGTGATGTGGAACCGCTGGAACGAGAATGAAAAGCTCGCGGACAAGCTGGAATCTCAAGGCGGGAACGTCATCATTGCGGAAAACGGGTATTTAGGAACCGATTACATCGCCTTAGCGCGTTCGGAGCATAACGGAGGGGGCTGGATACCCTATGCTGATTTGGATCGCTTAGATGCCCTTCAAATCAATTTTAAACCGTATCGAACGGACGGCGAGCATATCCTTGTCTGCCCATCTAGGGGGTTTGGCTCAAAAAAGATGCGTCAACCCATAAATTGGACTCATGAAATTGTGCAAGAGTTAAGAAATTACACGACAAGACCTATTTACGTAAGAGAGCATCCGGGGAACTGGAAGCAAAACAACAACCATTTAAGCCTTGCGGAAGATTTAGATAATGCTTGGGCGTGTGTTATTTGGAATTCTGGCGCCGGGATTCATTCTCTGATGCAGGGGATTCCGGTGATTTGTTGTGCGGATTACTGGATATTGAAAGACATAGCATCTGACATTCAATTTATCGAGAATCCAGCAATGCTAGATAGGTATCACGCTTTCAATAAATTGGCGTGGTCTCAGTGGAGCATTGACGAAATAGTATCCGGTGAACCTTTCATAAGGTTTTCTTTATGCTAACTTTCTTGACTGTCTTAAAGTCTGGCGGTGAATTTAAGCCAGATCATGTAATTGCGTTAAAAAGAATGGTTGATAAATACACAACTATTCCACATAGATTTGTGTGCTTATCAGATATTGAACTTGAATGCGAAACGATAAAACTGCGTCATAACTGGAAGGGTTGGTGGTCAAAAATTGAATTATTCAGAGAGGATGTTGTTACTGGCAAAAGTTTATACCTTGATTTGGATACTGTCATTGTTGGGAATCTTGATATTGTAGAAAGTTTAACTTTTGACTTTGCGATGATGGACGTTAATCCTGAGAGGAAAGACTTTATAGGCAACTCTGGAGTTATGTTCTTTGGTCGGCCACAGGTACACGTTTATGAGAAGTTCAAAAGAACCCCAAATGACTTTATTCGATTTCATGAGACACGCAAGAAAGATAGATACATTGGAGATCAGGCTTTTATCTCAGATTGCTTTATGAATGTTGATAAAATACACAATCAATTACCTGACCTGATTAGAAGTTACAGGCACAACAATTGTCAATATGGATTTCCTAAAAATACGTCTATAATCTGTTTTGGCGGATTTCATAGACCGTGGAATTCCTCTGGATGGGTGAAGGATTACTATGAAATCAGGGAAACTTGACAGAAAGATAGAGATACAAAGCAGGGTCGAAACGCAGAACTCCTACGGGGAGGCTGTGATTACTTATACGACTCTTGCTACTGTATGGGCTGAAGTTATCCCGTTGAGTGGTCGAGAGTTATTCGCTGCGGCTCAGATTTATCCAGAAGCGCAGATGAGGATCAGGATTAGATACCGGTCTGGGATTACAGAGAAACACAGGGTTGTCTTTGAATCTACGAATTACGACATCATTCATATAGCAGAGATTGGCCGTAAAGAAGGGCTTGAGTTTATCGTAAAGAAACCGAATGCAAGTTAATTTGACAGGATTTGCTGAGTTAAGAAATGCTCTTTTAAAGTTACCAAAAGAGATACAAGGCAAACCTTTAGCAAGTGCTGTTTCTAAAGCTGCAAAAGTTGTGCAAGATGAGGCAAAGAAACGATCACCTATCAGAACAGGGAAACTAAGGGATAATATTGTCCGTTACAAAGCCAAGAAATACTCAAATGCTCAACAAGTTACGTATCATGTTGGGATGAAAAAGGAATGGTTCGCATTCGTAGATAGCGCAAAGAATAGACGAAGTGGAAAGGCAGGCAAAAAGTATTCAAGAGACAAGATTTATTATTGGCGATTTTTTGAATTTCCTAGTGTGAAAATGGCTGCAAGACCTTTTTTTAGACCTGCTTTTGATTCAACAAAAAGTGAACAATTAAGCACAATGCAAAAAACACTTGCGAAAGCCATAGAATCAGCAAGGAAAAAACTGGCTAAGAAAAAATGATAGAGCAAACTATTTATTCAACATTGGGAACTCTGGTATCGAACAGGGTTTATCCTTTGTTGATGCCGCAAAACCCAACATTCCCTGCAATTGTTTATACAAGAGTATCAATAAACCCAGAGAATAGATTGGAAGGCGGTTCGTCTTTGGATCAGATTAGATTTCAAATAGATACTTATGCAAAGACTTACGCTGCTGTAAAATCATTGGCAGAATCAGTGCGGAGCGCAATGGAATCTGCTAGTTTTAAGGGTACGCTTCAACTGGAGCAGGATTTTTATGAACCGGACTTGGGTTTGTATCAAGTAACTCAAGATTACTACGTTTGGGAAAGGAATTAACATGAGTGTAAATGCTCTCGAAGCACAAGGAATGCAAATCAAGATTGGCGATGGGGCTTCTCCTGAAGTCTTTACCGCTATTTCTGAAATCAAGACTTTCAGCGGCCCCGGCGGTTCGGCAACGGTCATTGACGTTACCGATCTGGCTTCTTCTGCAAAAGAAAAGCGTCTGGGACTTGCCGATGAAGGCCAGTTGTCATTTACGATTAACTACATCCCGACCGATACGCAACATGATCTGCTGCGTACGAATCGTGACAATCGTACGCTGACGAATTTCAAACTGGTATTCACTGATGACAGCCCTTCGACGACCTGGAGCTTTGCTGCTTACGTACAAGGTTTCTCGGTAAGCGGTGCGGTTGATGGAGTGGTCGAAGCGAATATCACGCTTGAAATCACTGGTTCTATCACTGAATCCTAATAAGGAGATTTATGGCTATCCTATCGAGGGACGCAATACTTTCTGCTGATGACCTGAAAAAAGAGACTGTAAGCGTACCAGAGTGGGGCGGTGAAGTTGTTATCGCAACAATGAGTGGACAAGCAAGGGACTCTTGGGAACAAAGTCTTATCAGAAACAAAGAAGGCAACATGGACAACATCCGCGCTCGGTTGGTTGCCATGTCTGCGGTCGATGAAAAAGGTAATCGACTGTTTTCTGATTCTGATGTTGATGTTCTTGGGAAAAAATCTGCGTCTGCCCTCGATAGGTGTGTGCGTGTAGCCCAGAAACTTAACAGGTTGACAGAGAGCGAGTTAGAGGAACTCTCAAAAAACTAGCAGCCCGGCCGGAGAGACAGTTTTATTTTTCCCTTGCGCTTAAATTGGGGATGCCGGTCGGGGAAATGTTAAGGAGGATGGATAGCGCGGAAATCTCAGAGTGGATTGCTTACTTTAAATTACAGGAAAAACCGAAACAAAAGGCATCGGATGTAATTAGAGCGCAGTTCGCAAATAGGGTGATAAGGAAAACATAATGGCGGCTCTTGGACAGTTAGTAGTATCTCTCAGTGCAAACATCGCCCAATTTCAGCAAAGTATGGACAAGGCTTCGTACCTTGCTGAAAAGAATTTCAATAAAATCCAAAGTGCCGCCAAGACTGCCGCAGCAGCGGTTACTGGTTATCTAGCTCTTAATCAAGTCAAAGACGCTATAAAGGCGCAGCTAGATTATGCGGATCAATTAGCCAAGACATCTCAAAAGGTCGGGGTTTCGACTGAAACCCTGTCTGCCTATGCGTATGCCGCTGAACTTGCTGGCGTTAATTTTGAACAGCTACAAAAATCATTGATTTTCCTGTCAAAAGGTAGTGTAGACGCGGCAAGAGGAATCGGAGAATCAAAAGACGCATTTGACGCAATGGGAATCTCTGTGAAAAACACAGATGGAACCGTTAAATCTAATTCTCAGTTGCTAGAGGAAGTTGCGGATAAGTTTGCAACTTATAAAGATAGTGCAGAAAAAACGGCTTTGGCAGTAAAGATATTCGGCAAAGCTGGCGCTGATATGATTCCTTTGCTCAATGGTGGCAGAGATGCAATCAGAGAGGCAAAAGAAGAAGCGGAAAAATTCGGAATCATTATAGGCGGCGATTTTGCAAAGCGCGCGGAAGCAGTAAACGATAACTTTACGAGAATCAAAAAGGCTGGAGAGGGTCTTTCTTTGCTTCTTGCTGAAAATCTATTGCCTAAACTTGAAAAAATTACGACGGCAATGGTTCAGGCCGCAAAAGAAGGAGGAGTGCTTAAAGCAGTTCTTGTTGGCATTGGCGGGGTAATGTTCGAATCGTTTTCGGATTCAAAAACTCAGCAAATAAATAAACTAAATACATACCTTGAGCAAGCACAAGAATCATGGAAGATTTTTAAAGAACAAGCTGACATGACAGGGATGACTCCTAAACTTGATCAGCAATTGTTGAAAATAGAATCTCGTATTAAAACATTAAAAGAACAAATTGATGCTCTTAATAAACAAGATGTAAAGCCAAAAAAAGGAGAAGAAGAAAAAGAAGGTAAAGCGCCCGGAATGGCTGATCCTGCTGCACTTAAAAAAGCATTAGAAGATGCAAGAAAAGCCATTTTCAATGATTCAATTCCCAATTTGAGCTCCAGTGTTTTTACTCTAGACATCAAAGAATATGGGTGCATTCCTGTAGTAGAGCAAATTTTATTCCTGAATCATCAACCAGGCATTTATAATTTTCCTTTATTCCTAGAAGACTGCGAAAATACACAATCAACATTTACTGATGTTTATGCATTAGAGGGTGGTCAGGGATATTTTCACTACAATTCATACAAATCAGTACTTAATTGGTGGAAAAGTATAGGTTGCAAATTAACAATTAAAAGTATCATGCAAGGTAGAATGAATCATATTTACGATCAACCACAGTTTGGGGAGAATTGGTTTTCATATCCAAATTTATATAAAAAAATGGTTGAAAAATTTCCATCGGGATCCAAGTTTGTTGAGATTGGCTCTTGGAAAGGCAAATCTTCTGCCTATATGGCAGTAGAGATAGCAAATTCATACAAAAATATTGAATTCAGTTGCGTTGATACCTGGGAAGGAAGTATTGAACACCAGGATAGAAATGATTTAGATTCTTTATATAATACCTTTATTGAAAATATGAAACCATTAGAAAAGTATTATTCCTCATTAAGAATGGCTTCTCTAGATGCAGTTAATAGATTTGAAGATGATTCTCTTGATTTTGTGTTTATAGATGCTTCCCATGAATATGAAGATGTTAAAAATGATATCATTCATTGGATGCCTAAATTAAAAGAAACCGGAATTATTGGTGGTGATGATTATGGTAATAGATATTTTCCTGGAGTAAAAAAAGCGGTGGAAGAAATTTTTAATAATAATTTCAAATATAAAGAAGCTACTTGGTATTACTCTAAAAATTTAAACTTTGAAATTTGACATTTTCAAAACTATAATATATAATGTACCTCAGTAGTGGTTTACTTATGAAATCAAAGTATTGTATATTTCATGTGCAAGGTGGTATTGGAAAACATATTGCAGCAACGGCAGTAGCAAGGGCAATTAAAAATAATTATCCAGATAGAAAACTAATTATTGTCTGTGTTTGGACTGATATCTTCATTAATCTAACCTTCGTAGATAGAGTTTATCCTCTGGGTGGAACCCAATATTTCTATCAGAATTATATTCAAGACAAAGACTCTTTAATATTTGGGAATGAACCATATTTCACGACAGATCATGTAAA